TAAGGCAACAACTTGCATCAAGACCGCCGCGAACACTTGGCGAGTCGTGGGAGCTATTGCCTAATGATTGGAGCCATTCTCGCTGGCGCGTATGGTGATGTTGCACCGCAGGGCGATTTCGAGTCGATTGCCAGCGCATCGGGAACAGGATCGAGCGCGGTTATCACATTTTCGTCAATACCGAGCGACTATCAGCATCTTCAAATTCGCTGGTTGTCCAAATCAACGCTCAACGGTTCTTTTGTTTGGTTGAATTTCAACAGCGATTCGAGTTCTCTGTATGCCAATCATTACCTTTATGGAGACGGCGCATCTCCATTTGCCGGAGCAGACATCAACCAAACACGGCTCAATCTTTACGGCTCACTCGTCACATCAAGTCAAGCAGACACACACGCGGTTCATGTTGTCGATATTCTGGATTACGACAATACAGACAAATTCAAGACCGTTCGAGCATTAGGTGGACAAGATCAAAACGGTTCAGGAGTAGCCTTCTTTTCCTCCGGCTTATGGCGTAGCACTTCGGCAATCACATCAATCACCATCACGGCTAACTCCGATAATTTTGGCACAAATAGCAGGTTTGCTCTTTACGGAATCAAAGGCTGATCATGACCGCGACTTATGAGAATATAGCTACGACTACGCTTTCGACTTCTGCCGCCGATATTACCTTCACCAGCATCCCAGCGACTTACACGGATTTGGTGGTAATTGTATTTGCTCGTTCGGTGGCAACGGAAACTCAGGTTGCTGGATTTATTAGGGTTGGTAACGGTTCAATCGATACCGGTTCCAATTATTCAAGAACTCGGCTTCTCGGAAATGGTTCAACGGCTTCCTCAGCCCGTGGATCAAACCTTTCTAATATACCTTTTGATTCTATTACCGGAGCAAATGCGGCGGCAGATGTTTTTAGCACTACTATTATCCAAATCAACAACTATTCAAACACGACAACAAACAAGACTTTTCTGATGCGTTCCAACGAACCCGGAACCTTCCTGACCGTAGCCGTTGGATTATGGCGTTCGACGAGCGCAATCAATCAAGTCAGAATTTATGGAGACAACTCAGCCAATTTGGCGGCAGGAACTACCATCACCCTCTACGGAATCAAAGCGGAGTAGCTATGCCGGTCACATATAAAAAAATTGCCACCGTTACCGTTGGTTCGGGTGGGGCGGCGGCTATTACTTTCAGTTCAATACCAGCCACTTATACCGATTTAGCGTTGAAATTATCTTTACGCGCTAGTTCAACCGGTGGAGATGCTTACATCAAGTTCAATACAAGTTCCTCTAATTTCTCAAGGCGCGATCTATACGGAAACGGTTCTTCCGCAGCATCGTCCTCCGCTTCGGATAACTACGCAGGAAACATCAATAACACAAACCAGACCGCAAGCACCTTTAGCGTTATGGAAATCTACATTCCAAACTATGCTGGATCAACAAACAAATCTTTCAGTTCCGAAACAAATCAAGAAAACAACGCGACTTCCGCTTTTGCTCGATTGCTTGCTGGATTGTGGAGTCAAACCGCAGCAATAACCGACATTGAAATTACACCGAATACAGGCAATTGGGTTCACCACTCAACCGCAGTCCTTTACGGCATATCGAAATCATAAGGAGACACATGACCACCAAACTCGTCGTAGATTGCTCAACCGGTCTGGTTGAAGAAGTCGCACTGACCGAAGAAGAATTAGCGCAGCGCAAGGCTGATCGAGTCGCGTTTGAGACTGCCGAGGCTGAGCGTGTAGCAGCTGAGGCTGAGAAGGCTGCCAAGAAGGCTGAATTGCTTGCCAAGCTAGGAATCTCTGAGGACGATGCCAAGCTCCTCTTCTCCTAGACTGTGCAAAGCAGGCATCCAGTTACGCGAGCAGCTCGATGACTCGTTCCCGGATCGTAGAAGGCCAGATGGTTGGGTTGCCGATGCCCGGCACTATCGGGACAATCCTTCTTCTGACCATATCCCGGATGCTGAGGGGTGGGTTCGTGCCTTGGATGTATCAGTTCACTTGGGAAGAGATGAGCAAATGCATGACTTGGCAGATCAGCTTCGACTACATGCCAAGCGTGGTGACCGGAGAATTTCCTATCTCATATTCGATGGACGAATTTGCTCTCGAATACTCAACTGGCGATGGCGTAAGTACCGTGGTGCTAATCCACACCGGCAGCACCTCCACATAAGTTTCACCAAGGCCGGAGACAAAGACGGCCGATTCTTCAATGTCCCAATGCTAGGAGGCGATCTTGTCTAACTATCTCAAGCACCCAATCTTCATGGCTCTCGGTGGATTCCTTGCCGCATGGGCTGGTTCCAACTTTGACCTTGACTACCGGGCAATACTGTTCGCTGTCCTTGCTGGCGTGTTCGGATATGCCAAGCCAGTCAAATGACCCCGGCCGAGTGGGGCGGTGTACTTGCCGGGATGGTTGCCATTGCAGCCAGCTTCCTGACAGCCCTTCGATGGATGGTTCGCCAATTCGTCAATGAGATTGGTTCAAGCCTTGCCACACGCATCGACAAATTAGAAGCGACACAAGAGCTTTTAGTCGAAAGACAGTCAGCCATCTATGAGACACTTTTATCACAGGGGGTAGCCAATGCCAAAGCCAACAAAGGCACAAAAGGCCGCGCTAAGAAGAAGCAAGGAGCGCGCCGCTAAGCGCACTACGCCACCCTCAAGGCTAGACCAATGGGCTATCAGCCTTTACGAAATATCCCAATCCATGAAGCGTGCAGGCTTCTCTGATGCCACCATTCAAGGCTGGCTCGTAGATCAAAAGCTTCCTGATTGGGTATTTCCCGACCACTTCGATCCGTTCGAGGATGAGGAAGAAGAAGATGACGATTAGGCGCATTGCCTTCGTACCAGATTTGCAAGTGCCCTTCCACAGCGAGCGCATGGTGAATTCCATGGCTCGCTTTCTTGCTAAGTGGAAGCCCCACCGCACCATTCAAATCGGTGACGAGATAGACCTGCCACAGCTTCGAGGGGGCGCAAGCACTCTAGAAGAAGCCATGGGCAACATTGATGATGACCGAGCTTGGACTCAGGAAATTCTTCAACAATGCGGCGTGACCGATGTGCTTGGTTCTAACCATGGGGCCAGAGTATTCAAGAGCCTCATGAACAGGCTCCCGGCCTTCACCAAGCTCCCAGAGATGGCCTACCACCGGTTTATGGGATACGACAAACTTGGTATCACCTACCACCCACAGGGCCTAGGCTTTGCCCCGGGTTGGGTAGCGATCCATGGTGACTCCATACCCCTATCCAATAAGCCCGGCCAAACAGCCCTAAACGGCGTTCTAAGGCTAGGAAAATCGGTGGTCTGTGGTCACACCCATAGACTAGGGATTTCGTCCGTCTCAGAGGCGTATAAGGGCAATTACGGGCGTATTCTGTGGGGGGTTGAGGTGGGCAATTTGGTCGATCTCAGCTCACCGGGCATGGGATACACCCGAGGCTATGCCAACTGGCAGCCGGGCTTTACCGTGGGATACCTAGACGGCTCCAAGTTCTACCCCATCAATGTGCCTATGAACCCGGATGGCAGCTTCGTATTCGAGGGCAAGCGGTATAAGTGATCCATGAGATTATTCCTCTACTTCGTAGCATTGACGATCATATTGATGATTGGGATGCTGCATCCGATTTCGTTATGAAATCGTTATCGAAACCTGCTCGTGACCGCCGCTAGTTTGGCGTAAATTCTGCCATGTCGGAACAAGCCGACAGAATCGGGGCAGAAATGAACGGCGTACAACTGAAGCAAGTAACGATCACTTTTGATGAGAATCAGATTTGCGTACTTTTTACGATGATGAATCAACTTTTTGCCGATCATCCATCGGAAACAAGCCGCGACGACATGAAGCAAATTCGTCGGCTTATCAATGAGGCAGCTAACGAGGTGTGGTCATGACCGCCATGAGCTTTGACCCCATAGCCATTTATTACATTATTGCACTCATAGCAATCCCAGTTTTGGGATTGCTCTACACAGCCATAACCGAAAACTTCTACTGGAAAGGATTTCGTGATGGAAAGCGACTCACCCAAAACAATCACAGCGCAAGAAGTCCTCGATGAAGCAGGGCGCATCCGGGGTGATCGTGGTGCAATCTACGGTCACCCATACATCAATCACAGGCGTATTGCTGACCTGTGGAGCGCGTATTTGGAAGTTCCAATCACGCCAGACCAAGCGGCTATGTGTATGGCTCTGGTCAAAGTCTCACGGTTGGCAGAGACTCCGGGCCATCGAGGTCGTGACGGTTATGTGGATGCTGTGGCCTATTTATCGCTATCGGCCCAATTGGCAACGACAGATCCGAGTGAGTTCGATGCCTATTAGGAAACTGCAGACCAAGCAGGTGTGGTGCTCTATCTGCAAGGAGCAATACCGGGATAACAACACTTTGCACCGCACTCCGGCTGTCTGGGCGGTCGTATCAGAGACACCCGAAAGGGCTGGTCGGACACGCTATTACTGCCAGCCACATGCCAATGAAGCCCAAGTGTGGGAGTCAGATGGCACAATCTGGACATTCAGGCAACAGCTTGATTACGCGAAAGGAAAGGAAACAATCGATGGCATGGAATTTGGACAACTATGAACCTGTGGAGGATAGACTGGCGAAGTTCTGGAATGACTTTCCCCCGGGGCGCATTGAGACAGAGCTGGTGGCACACGAAGGTAATCGTTTTATCGTCGCTGCAAGGCTATTTCGAGTGGATACGGATTCCAAGCCATTTGCCACCGGTCTTGCTGAGGAAGTGGTTACGGATCGCGGTGTCAATTCAACATCGGCTCTGGAAAATGCAGAAACATCTGCAATCGGTCGAGCCTTGGCAAATGCAGGCTACGCAGCCAAAGGCAAGCGAGCATCCCGAGAAGAAATGAGCAAGGTCGCTCGGCTCGATCCCGGGCACAAGGTTGAGCATCCTTGGAAGCCAGCCGAGGCTGAGAAAGAAGTTGAGAACGAGCCTGAGACTTATGTCTGGCCTGATGAGGTCGAAACCAAGGCTTTCAAGGACTCGACCGACTTGGTGAAAGCCCTAGGTGCTGAGGTAGTGGGCTTCAAGTGCAAGCATGGTGACATGATCCTCAAAGACGGCACTAGTGCGAAAGGCCCTTACCACGGTTATGTCTGTGGGGCTAAGTCCAAGGCTGAGCAATGTCCTGCCAAATGGGCCAAGCAAGTCCAAGGCAAATGGACATTTGAGGGAAAGGCCATTGACTGATGGAAGATAAGACAGGACAGCCCAACGGCTACCCGGTTGATTGCAGTTGGTGTGGTGTCCGGTTGGCTAGTTATGCAGGCTTTCGAGTCCAAATGGCAGCGCATGATCCACTTGATTACAACTGGGCATGTGAGCCATGTTACGAGAAGGCTTGGAGCCATGAGTAGGAGGGAGCGCGGTCGTGAGACTGAGAAACTTGTGGCGCAATATCTGGTTGCTCATGGCTTTGAGGGGGCGCATGTCACATCCATGGCAGCTAGTGGTAGTGACATATTGGGCATTGAGGGTCTGGATGTCGAAATCAAAGCTAGAGCCGGGTTCAACCCTTTGGCTGCTATGTCACAACTTAGAGCCAGAGCCAAAGAGACAGGGTTGGGAGTAGCCATCCTGCGTTGCAACGGTCAAGGTGAAGCTTCTATGGATGATTGGGTCGGTGTGGTGCGACTTGCCGATCTGGTCTATTTGCTAAAAGCGAGTGGTTATGGCCAGCGATAAGAATGTCACGCGGTGCATCATGTGTGGGGTCTGGGTGGTCAATCGTGAGATCTGTGAACGGTGCTATCCCAAAGACCTTGCTGCGTAATTGATGTGACCAACATCACAGTCCATATAATGAGATTATCCGAAAGGTATGCGTATGAAACTTGACACAGCGGCTATGCTTAGTCGCAGACCCGAGACTATAGACGCTCGGGCACAAGCGAGCAAGCATTGGGCCGAGCTATTACTATTTTGGGTAATAGTCTTTATTTCATTTATGCTTAGTACAGATATGTCGCATGCGCGACCAGCCAAAGATCCTATGAATTACAAGCTATATGCTCACAACCAGTTGAAAGATTGGGATCAATTCATTTGCTTGGTAGAACTGTATGAGCGGGAGTCAAACTGGTCACCGTCAGCTCGGAATGGAAGCCACTACGGTATTCCTCAAGGCCGTTCAACCTATTTAGCAAAAGTTGGATACAAGAAGCAGATAAGGTGGGGCCTACGCTATATCGAGCATCGGCATCAAACGCCATGCTTGGCTCTGCAACACTTCAAGGCTAAAGGATGGCATTGAGTGGCCAAGGAGTCTAGGCGTGACCATAGGTGGAAGAAGCTGAGACTGCGCATCTTGGCTCGGGATGCCTACACATGCCACTACTGTGGAGACACAGCCAACGAGGTAGATCACATAGTGCCACTCAAGCGTGGTGGGTCGGATGATACTGATAACCTTGTGGCGTGCTGTCGAAGCTGCAATATACGCAAGAAGGACACATCGGTAGGCGTTTTTTTAGCACGGTCGGCTAC